TACTCGGTCAGTTATGAGTCAGCCCTACGTGATGCAGGGTTTAATACGGTGGTTGTGCCAAATCAGGGTACAGGTGCTGCAGGTGCTAGGGTAGAGGCTGTGAGGCGTATTTTACCTTCTGTTTACTTTAACGAGCCTGCGTGTAAGCCAGGAATGGAAGCCTTGTCTTGGTATCACGAGAAGAGAGACGAGGCAAGAAACATCGGGCTAGGCCCAAATCATGATTGGTCAAGTCACGCAGCGGATGCCTTTGGAATGATGGCGGTGGTTTATGAGCCACCTAATGCATCATGGGGTAAGCCGCTAAAGGTTAATTTAAAAGGTATCGTATGAGCAGGATAGCAGGCATTCTAGAGGGTATTGAAGACATCTACTCTCGTATGCAACGTGCTAACAGTCAAGGGTTTGATACTGATCGCGTGCTTTATCATCACACCGATGCTGATAATATTGAGGAGTTTGTGCCCTCGGCAAAGGGTAAGTTAGGGGCTGGGATATACACATCGCCAAACCCACAGTACGGTGAGCGCTATGCAGACAACGCAACAGGTACAGCTAACGTGCTACCTCTCTATGCTAGAGGGCCGATAGCAAAGGCTGCAGACATTGACGCGGCATCAAGTCTTTCTCGCGATATGTTAAGTGCAAAGGGTAGGCCGTTTGGCGCGCAAGAGTGGAAGGCTACAACAAACAATATTTTAAAAGAGCAAGGTTTTACCGGCAAGGAAGTGGCCGAAGAGGTGTCAATCTTTGACCCTGAGAATGTACGCTCAGTAAACGCCGCGTTTAATCCAAACAAAAGCGACAGTAAGAACATATTGGCTGGTGCTGGGGGCTTAGGTCTGTTAGGTGCTGGCATGTTAGGTTCGGACAATGCGGAGGCTGGGCCTTTAACCTCTGGAGCAAGACGGTTAATTGATGCACGTTTTTCAAGTCCCGTGGGCGGTGGTAACGAGCGTAAGGGTGTACTAAACGCTGTTGAGACTATGCAGACAGGGATTACGCCTCGCAACATGGATACTGGAGGCGAGGTTAATTTATATGATTTTGAGGGTAGTCCATATATCTTAACGCAGTCAGACAGGTCTGCTGCAGGGGGTCTATTAAACTCTATACATGATGCAGATATTGATGCGGTTGATCTGCGTGGCGGCAGGGATTTTATGTTCGATCCAAGCAGCCAGGGCCAGGTCTGGGCATCTGACCCAAATGTTGTCAAGTCCTTGCAGAAGAGGGCTGCACAGCTTAAGAGTGACTACGGTTCTGACCCGTTACTACTTCCATACACAATGGCTCCTACGGGTATAGATTTTGCCACGATGCCGCTTGACACAATGATTAATTTTGCGCGTCAAGGTATGAGTACGAGCAATATTAAGAAGTTAGACAAGCAGATTAAAGGTGTTATACCGCAATGGACAAGCGTAAGCGATCCAAGTGCAAATGCTATCTTTCGTGAGGTAAAGGGGCCGTCTCGTAAAAAGGTTGCCGACCTCATAGACAAGAACTTTCGTGACGTAAAGGGCGGCTTGTCAATATCAGAGGCAAGAGCAGCAACAACCGATGCAAGCCAATACGTCGAAAAAGAAGGGACGCTTAAAAATATTGGAAGGATAGACACTTCTGCTGGATTAATAGCTGATTCAGGTCATCCTACGTACATTGGTGGATTGCCTGGTGAGGGTGTCGGTACGTTAAAGGATGCACTAAACGCAAGAGTGTTAATGGAGCAAAACGGGCGTGTGTTAGCTAACGACATGTCAGACATCCGTGCTTTAAGTATGAATCATGGTCTATCGCAAGGAATTATTGATGATTCCTTATTGCGTCGCATTTATGACAACAAGGATAAGGTGGCAGCAGGTAGTTTAGGTGTTGCTGGGCCATCTTTAGCAAACGCAAGTACGGATAATGCAGAAAAAGGGTTGTTAGGTTCTTTAGGTGACGCCGGGCTAGAGGCTATGTCAGGTGTAAACAGGGCCGTTGTTGATGGCCTAAACTTTTTGACGGCTGACCAAATAAACGCGTTATTAAACATATCTGGTAGTGAAAAACGCATCCCAGACCTCTATGACATAGAGGGCGTTGAAGAGGCTACACAGGGTAATTATATGGAACCTGGTCTGCTGCGAGATATTATCCGACAGGGCAGTGAATTCCTAAGTCCAATTTAAGGCGATCTAATGGCAATAACAACTTACAGCGATCTTAAATCAAGCATTGCTGACTACCTCAATCGTGCTGATTTAACAGCCGTGATACCGACATTTGTTTCACTTGCAGAGGCACAGATCAATCGTGATGTGCGTCACTGGGAGATGGAAAACCGAGCAACAACAACCTTTGACAGTCATTACGCTACACGGCCATCGGATTGGGTTGAAACAATACGCTTAAGCCTGGTCTCTGGCACAACAACGCATATGAGGCTAATCAGCAGGTCGGCTATGGCGGAGAAGCGTAGCAATGATTTGAATGCATCTGGAACGCCGTTGTATTACTCGCACTCAGAGTCGCAGTATGAACTGTATCCAACGCCAGATGCTTCATATACCGGAGAGGTTCTGTATTACCAGAAAATCCCAGCACTGAGCGATAGCGCAACAACCAACTGGTTGCTGTCCTATGCTCCTGATGTCTATCTTTATGGTTCACTCATACATTCAGCGCCTTATCTAGCTGAAGATGGGCGCACAAGTGTCTGGGCATCAATGTACTCTGCAGCAGTTGAGCAGCTAAACACACGGTCAGAAGAGGCAAGCAGTTCTGGCTCTGGATTAAAATTACGCGTAAGAGGATTAGGATGAGTTTTACAAACCATTTAGAAACAGAGATATTGGATCACGTATTTGGTGGCAACGCTTACACAGCGCCAAGCACTTTATACCTTGGATTATACACTTCAGCGCCTAACGACACTGGGGGTGGTACTGAGTTGTCAGGTAGTGGTTATGCACGCCAAGCGATGGCGATGAGCGTATCAGGCAACACGGCAAGCAACAGTGCGGTTGAGGAGTTTGCAACGGCAACGGGGTCTTGGGGTACGGTAACGCATGTCGGTGTATTTGATGCATCAACAAGCGGTAACCTGTTGGCCTATGGCGCATTGAGCGCGTCTAAAGCAATTGCTACTGGCGATGTATTTCGCATCCCTGCAGGCGATCTTGATATTACATTAGACTAATATGTTATACGGCGTCTATAAGTACGGCCAAGCTGCCTATTCGACAGCAACGCTGCACGAGGGCGCAACTGCAATAGCGGCAACGTCTGCACTACAAACAACAGCAATACGCGTACAAAACGCATCTGCAGCGGTCAGTGCAAGCACAGCGGTTACAACATCTGCTGTTAACGTCAAGAGTGCAGCATCTACGATTGCTTCAAGTGCCACTACGACGGCAAGTGCAGTCACTGTTGTCGATGCATCATCTGCTATTAGCGCATCATCAGCCACATCGGCAAGCGCGGTTACGGTTGTTGACGCACTTTCAGCGATAAGTGCCACATCGGCTACTGTAAGCTCGGCACAGCGCGTTCATCAGGGCGAGAGTACCACAGCATCCGTATCTGGAATTAGCGTTACAGGACAAAAGATTAGCCTTGGTGCGACGGCAATAAGCGCAGCATCTGGGTCGTCGATCTCTGCCTCTGCGTTACTAAACGGCAACGTAGCTATTAGCGCAGCATCTGGCACAACAAGCTCAGGTTTGCGCATAGCGGATGGTCAAAGCCAGATCAACGCGCAGTCATCGGCAACGATATCAGGTTTAAGCGTCCTAAGCGGCAGTACAAACATTAATGCACTAGCAACGCTTGCTAGTACAGCAAACAGAATACAACACGGAACAAGCGCGATCAGTACGGTCTCATCGGCCACTGTTATCGGCACAATCCTGTGGATTGATAACGATCCTGCAGGAAATCAATGGTCAAACGCAGGTACAGCATCCGGATCATGGACTGATACCGAAGAGAACACCAATACCTGGTCAGACAGACCATCATCTTCAAATACTTGGGCTAACGAAGCTACAAACGAAAATTACTGGGAGGCCGCTTAAATGGCTGATACAACGACTACAACTTATTCATTGGTGAAGCCTGAAGTTGGTGCGTCTGCGGATACGTGGGGTACAAAACTCAACACTAACCTAGACAACATTGACAACCTGTTGGACGGCACAACGCCGGTAACGGGCATTGATATTAACAGCGGAACGCTCGATGGCGTGGTGATTGGCGGTGCGACTCAGGCTGCAATTAGCGGTACTACAGGTCAATTTAACACCTCGCTAAACGTAGATGGTGGCATTGAGTTTAATTCGTTGTCAGGCACAGGCTCTGTAGCGATTACAGACATCCTAGACCAAGATGATATGTCAGGTAATAGCGCAACCGCTCTAGCGACTCAGCAGAGCATTAAAGCCTATGTAGATGCACAACAGGACACGGTTGATACCCTCGCTGAAATACTTGCACTGAGTAATTCTACAGGTGGTA